CTACCCGAAGCACCACCAGAGGCGGCAACAGTAATCACTTTTGGTGTGTTTGAAACGGTGACCTTTGTATTCATGTTGTTACTCCTGGATTAACAGTAACGACGCCCTCGATCACTCTCGTTTTAGTTCCTCCTGCGGAGGTTACAACAACATCGTACAGATACCTTCCGGCTTCTAACGCTGATGTTGTGGACGCAAGTAGTGTAAGTACCACTGTTCCAGCAACAGTGCCGGAAATTGTTGCAACAAAACTAGTCGATGTAGAACTAGAGAAAGACTTCTTGAGTTTTGCCTCGGCGCTATAGCCTGTCAAATCCCAAGCAGCATTGCTGTCATCGTAGACACCAACCTGAACGGTGAAGTCCGCACCTTGATCTACATATAGATTATGTACTGCTGCCATTGAGGTTTTACCACTTACCTTTATTTATACAGAGAGTTTGTCTCTCAAGTATTTATATGGTTCAGTACTTGTTTGAGTAAATCTTTGAGTTCGCCGATTTCTTCTTCTATTTTATCGAGTCGGGTTTCCTTCTCGATTCTGGTTTTATATGCCTTCATATATTGTTCATAACTATGAACATTCTTATTCACAATGGCACCAGACTCAGAATCTCGTTCTAAGTCTGGATGTCCATCAACATTAACATTCTTCATACTGCAAGTGCGAGTGCTCTAAAGTTTCTGATCTTAGGTGCAAGTGCTTGATTGTCTGCAATCATCACAACTTTAACTGCAAATTCCTTGAATTTTTCAAGTCCTGTAATTTCATAATCAAATGCCTTGAACCCTTCGACATCAGTGGAAATAGGATAACCACTAGAAGTAACTGGTACTTCTTCATATTCAATCAGATCAAATGCATCAATTTCATCATCACTTCTTGTCTTGACAAAGACTTTAATATCAGCACCTTGTCTTCTGATAGCATCAAACATAACTCTGACAGAAGTTGCAGAAGTTTCGAGATTCACTTTCTTTGTGATGTAAACCGCATCATGAAGTGAACCTGTTGGTTCCAACTCACTAGTGAGGTTCAATGTAGAATCAGTATTAACAATCTTGTTAATTCTGTTCATTGCAGTAATGACAGAAGAACCAGAGAGTTGAATTAGTGGACTTAAGTTGTCTACAGTTGTAGACATGGTTGTGTTCAATGTGAAACTTTGAGCACTACCGTAATTGTCTTGGTTTGGTTTGGACAGGATGACTCTGGAAGAATCCAGTTCATTAACTTCCAAATTCTCAAGAACAACTGTTGGTGTTGCACTAAAAGTACCAGTTGATTTTTCAGATACAGGAGCACCAGCAACGGAATCCATAGTTACCGAGAGATTGGTTCCTGGTAGTACCAATTGATTGAATCTTGGAGTAATGCTTTCAAATTGTAAATTTCTGGAAGCATTAATATTTCTACCACCAGACTGTAAAGTTTCATTTGCTTTTGCAGTAGTAGTAATCTTATATCTATCCATATCAACAACATCAGCAATCTGATGTCTCTTATTGATCTCGGTTAGTGGAATACCATTTAGAGTATAGAACTCAACAGTATCGTTTGTGTTGTGTGCAATAATTGTGCTATTTGACAATCCTCTACCACCAGAAGGCACTGTCAATGTATTTCCAGAGATTGACTTGTATGCAATAATTTCACCACCAATACGAATCAAACCGAGGTTTGTTGCACTAATTGCAGCATTATTGATCTGTGATGGTGCGAAAGTAGCATCGGAAATTGTGATAGTGGTATCAACAGTAAACTGCTGATTTGTCATATTAGTCTGTAGTTTTACAGCAGGAATGTCCGAAACAACACCAGAAATATCAACATAGTTCTGTAGGGTATGCATACAGTGGTTTGGATGCAATACAGTTATTGAAGCAACATTGTCGGTGAAGAACAGAGAATCTGCAGGAAGTTTAACCTCAGGAATAATTCCGTTCTTGAGACTTGTGGAAAGATTAGATCCAGTGGTAAACTTACACCTGTTAATAGTAAACTTAATGTCCTCAAACTGATCTGGTGTCCAAATGCTCATGTTTTGTGACTTGAACAAACTACCAATGGATGGTTGTTTGTCAATAACCTGATTTGTAGTCACATCAGTTTCATTCAATCTAGATACCCATGCTTTATAGTTCAGAGATCTAGTTCTAAGAACGAAACAATAATCATTACCTTCTGCAAGGTATACAGGAGTCTTGAATGTAAATCTAGTTGCAGTTGAAGCTGTTGCAGAAGTATTAACATCTGCTGCAGCAACAGTAACTTTACTTAGTGGAACAATCTCTTCAGTTGGGAAACCATTCTTAATGGTTCTAATATCCATAGTTACAGGGATAGTAGAGTCCTTAGACTGGAAGAAAACATCAATCGAACTGACAAATGCGCCACCCTTCTGTTGAATAAAGAAAGACTGTGCAAGTGGGTCACCACGACGAGGTGGTGGTGGTGGGGGATCAGGAATGAATACCGTTCTTGTTTCACTAATTGGTGTAGAAGTAATTTCAGGAATCTGGAAATCAATACTGAGACTTGTCAACTCAAGTAGAGTTCCATCAGAATCGTAATTAGCAACTGCGTTCGTATCAGAAACACCAGCAATAGTTGTATTAGTTGTCTGATCTGTCAATACAAATCTAGACTGACCAGTTTCAACTTTATTAGGTGGAACAATAATAAACGCACGAACTTCTCCAGAAGCATTAGACTTAACTCTTGGTTTAGTTAATGTAACTTCGGCAACAGCACCCGTGGTTTGACCAGTGAATAGAATCTTATCACCTGGATTGATTGGGTTAATAATTGTGCCATCATTAACCTTGACATCTTTAATTGCAAGAACAGTGGTCGATGCACTATAAGATGCGTCTAGAGTAGAATCATAATCAGAAGGAGAAACTACAGTAGCTTCCAAATTTCTAGGTGAAGTTCCAACTACAGGTAAGAATGTTTCAATAGTTACTTTTTCACCAACAACAAATGCTGTACTATTGACATTTCTAATTACATTACTGAACAATCTTGGGAAGATAGCACCATTAGAGTCTTCTCCATCAATGAAGAAGTACATCTCAGTATTTGGTTTCAGTCTATTTGCAAATGCATCAATAACAATAGATCTAGCATATTTGATGGACTCAATAGAATCAATTCTATCACCAACCTCTAGATTTTGAGTTACTGAACTAAATTCATTAGTAACACCATCTCTTTCTTGGAAAATGTTCGTACCACCAGAACCTCGTCCAGAACCAGTAGTATTCCAAGAACCCCACTGATCACCATCAGCACCACTCTGATCATATAAGAACTTGATAGGACCAGTTAAATCGATCTCTGGTACATTTTCAAGAGCAGTTCTCTGTGTGTCATACCAAACATCTCTGGATGGAGAAATCTGGAAGTCACCAATCCATGTAGTAGTGTTGAATGGATTGAGGTTTACAACTCTACTTGCATATGGGTTGGATTGCAGAGTTACCTCAGTGTAAGGTAGAGTTAAGAAATCGCCAGTTTTTTGTAAACCACCAACGCTGTCAAAATCCAATCCAATATTGTTTACATATGGATATGGTCTGATTAAACCCTCGTCGATGTCAAGAGACATCTTGAAGTCAATATTGTTTGTTGCGGCAAAATTTCTAGACTTGAAGTTATCCACTAGGAAACCATTCTTAAATCTATTATTACCACTTCCATCCAGAACGAGCATGTTGTTCGTATCTGTTTCAAGTAAACTCAAAGAAGTATAATATTCAACATTATCGAGTCTAGTCTCAAGACCACCAATATCTTTCATGGTGTATCTCTTATTTTTCTCGTTCCTAATTTTAACAGTCTTTACATCTCTCAGGAATGCTGGAACTGTAAGAGTAGAAAGTAATAGAGCATTTCCAATATTTTCTGGTGGTGCTGGATTTGCAGCACCCGCACCAGTTGCAACTACAAACTCACCAGAATTATCTAAGAAAACCTTATCAATTCTGTTTGTATAATAGTTGTAGTCGTAACTGATGAATTCTGCGGGATATGGGAATACCTGTACGGACTTGGTAGTTCCAAACACGTCAAACGCAGAAGTTGCATTTGAACAAACAAACGGTGCAACTGCAGTACCAGTTCCAGTAGAAGTTGCTGTAGTAAAAGTAGTTCTAAAATCAAATACATCACTGTATGGAGAACCATCAAAGTTATATGGAATTTCAGAATACTTAATATCGTTTACTAAATCATAGGAAGCGATAGAGAAGAAATCATTATTGGTTTGACTATGAGAAAAATAATCGAATACAATAGTAACTTTATTTCTTGGTGTTGGTCTATTTCCAAGTCTAGTTAACTTAGAAATTCTATAAGCGTCCTCGGTATCATTCTTAACCAGAGCAAAGTTATTTGTAATATCAACATAGTTACCATAGACAACTTCAGTCAAGAATCTACCAGTTAGATCTGGATTTGTAAATACAACGATTTGAGTTGTCAGATTAGTTCCTTCGACAAATTTTTCTTCCTGAAGGAATTTTACATATACGGTAACACCGTCAATATCAATAACTCTTGCAAGAATATCATTCTGTTTGAGAATATCACCTTCAACAAGTCCTGTCGTGCTGTTCATCAAAACACGATCAAACATGTCAGCATCAGCAACACCAGAAACTGCCGCTTCATGGATAGCATGTACTTTGTAAACGTCTGGGAATTTTAGATTGATCTCTTTATCATCGAATCTGTTTCCATAAACAGTAAAGTTTGTCCCTTTGGCATTTTTTGCACTGAGGAAATTATATCTCTTTGGTTCCTTCTCTTTGATTGAGGTATTATTAACTCTCAGTTTATAGTAAACATCAACAGAAGATGGAGAACCACTAATACTGGAAAGAACTAAAGTTTGACCACTTACAGTTGCAGTAGCAGTGTGAGTTCCTACAGAGGAAGTAATTAAAAATCCAGTTGCGAGTGGAGTAAAGTTATTAGGTACAGAAATAGAAACTTCACCACCAGAAACACTCTTAGTTACTTTCTCTAACTTGGTGTAAGAGAAGTCACTAACTGATTTTGTTGGTAGATCAGCAGAAGATACAAAGAACTTTTTATTGGTAGACTTAAGACCTGCAGATCCTGTAATTGTAGCAGTAAAAGTACTGCCATTATTGACAATATTATTGATGTCAGAAACAGAGTTAGTAGCTACGTTTGTTAATGTATAGGTTGTATCATTTTTACTATTAGTGATAACATCACCATTTGCAAATTTACCACTTACCTGTCTTACTTCAATGACAGAGTTTGAACCAGATACAGTAACACCATTAACTACAGCACGTGTTCCCTTTGATGTAAATACAAAATCACCTTCAACCAATCCAGTTGAATTATTTGCAACTGTAATTTTGACGTAAGTTGTCAAATCTTGTAAATACAATCTACCCGAAGTAAGTCCAATTGCTCTTGCTTGTCCAATATTTACATTAGAACTATTTCTAAGAGAAAGAGTTTCACCAGTAGTAACACTACCAGTAGTAGCAGTAGTAGTGAGATACTGACCGAAATCAATATTAGTTGCTTTATTATTTACAGCAAAAGATGATCTTGGTTTCTCTACTAAAATATACTTTTTAGAAACAGTAGAGATTTCAAAACCTCTAACATATGCTTTACCAGGACCAACTTCTACAGTATAGAAATTATTACCATTGATAGAATTTTCTGGGTCAGTTGCAACAGGATCTCTTGCAAGAATAGTTCTTCCATCCTCAATTACTTCACCAGGATCGTATACACCTTCATTAGTTCCATCATTTAGAGTTTCTCTAACTCTAATCGTGAAATCTTTGATTGTATAATCACCAGACTCATCAAAAGTTCTTCTAGCAAGATTCTTTTCTAGTTCGTTGTAGAAAGAACGATCTACAAGTTCCTCAAGATTGCCCTCATCCAATCTAAGTAACTCGATGAAGTCACCGTTATCGGAGAACGACGTGAGTTCTTTACTTAGAGTAGGTACAATTTTTAATCTATCTGCACCAGGAGCTGCAAAGTTAGTAGATCCATTAGCATTGTCAAACAATGTTGAATCTTCATCACTAGAAACTTTGGACTCAGCGATAGACAAACCAACTTTGTAAGATGGTTTATTTGAATACTGATCAAGAATCAGGGTTTGATCAGATACCTCAACAAAATATCCACGAATATAGTAAATACCATTCGTGATATAAGCAACACTACCAGTATATGCAGTTGCGTTTTGTAAGTAAGTTACTGCAACAGATGCATTAGTCGTTGCATTCAATAGAGTTTCATTGTTAGCAAATCTGGTTCTCTGGGACCCATCAGAGTTTACACCAGACTTGGTATACTTAACGTATAGAGTAAGAGCATTCTTTTCAGAAGTTGCTACAGAAATAGTATTTACAACAACAGCTTCAACTTCGGAATTTTGACCTCTCAGAGTAGTGCCAACCAAAGACTCTCTGTAAGATTCAACTTCCAAACCATTTACAAGGTTCTGTACAAGTACAGCATGATATTCCAAGTCAAAACCGACTTGTCCAGGGATTACAACCGATCCATCTTTAAAAGTATGATTAGCAAACTTCTCAATTTGATTCTGCAACTGTGTTTGCAGTTGAGTTAATTCTCTAGCTTGTACAGGTCGCCCAGGCTTAAATAGAATCTTCTGATAATTCTTTGAACTATCAAAATCATCAAAATATGGGGCAAGTTTAAGGTTGGTCTTTTGCATTGCCTAAAAGGAGTCCTTTTCTTTTTATTTATGGGTGTATCAGAACTCGATAACGAGCTTAATATCTTCTGTCTGGTCGTCAGATCTAATAATGGTTTTTCTGTTCTCAATATAAAGAATGGAACCACTGAATTTTTGTACTTCAGATGCAGCGTAACCAGTCGTAAAACTAATACCAGCAATAGTTACAGTTCCAGTTGCAGCAGTATCTGGAGTTAAAACAGTATTGGATGTTGCACCAGTAATTGCATTCGCACCACTGAATTCTACAAGTTGATACTGTTGATTACCAGACTGTGTAGCAGCAACATATTCATTCTGATAGTATCTCAGAATTTTGTTAACAGAATCCCAGTGAATAACAACACCTTTAGCACCAGTAGTTGCTTGAGTGATTGTCTCACCGATACTATAGTTTACATTGGTTGCAGTTGGGAATTTGATTGCCTTACACACAGCAGCAGTACTAGCAGTTAAGTCTTGTCCACCAGGAGCTTTTGGATCGGAAATCAAACCAAATCTTCTGAATTCCATGTTGACAGGAACATCACCACCACCATCAAGGAATTCAACTGCTTTGTTGATCATAACTCTATAAGCACCCATCTCTCTAACGATGTTAGAACCATGACCATCTGGAGGGGAGATGATTGCATCAATAGTAGGAGAACCACTGCTCAAGTCTAGAGGGGTTGCTGTTCTTGCTTGTGCAGCAGAAAGTGTAGTATAAGATTCGGAAAGATCAATCTTTCCATATGTGTAACCACTACCAACTACGGTCATTGCAACAGTAGCAGGATCGATCTGTCCAGAAGTAGGAGCAGTGGAAGAAACCGTAAAGGTAACGACAGCACCAGTACCATCACCAATAACAGGACAGAAATATGTACCAGCAGTAATACCAGAACCTACGTTTCTAACGAGTGCTTGATCAACAGCACCAGAGGTCGCAGCAGTCTGTACAGTTGTGTTTGTTTTGACTGGCATAAAGTCACTAGACACAAACTTAACGAAATCATTGATTCCGAGTGTGTACATGTACTTCCATCTGTATGAATCAGCAGTAGTAAAAATAGAAGTAGATTGACCTGTTGGTTCTACCGTAGAAATTACACCATTAGGATTTGCTGGTGTCTCGCCGTTGTAGATACACTTATAAATGTCATAGTTGCTGTTCATGACATAAAACTGTGAATCATACAGTTTGTTTGCACCAGTTGCAGATTGATAAGCAACAGAATAGTTGTGCTTATACATGTCATAACGAGTATTTACGGTCCAAGTTCTCTTTCTGATAACTTGGTTTACATCACCACGAGTAACTCGCTTCATAGCGATCATGTCATCATAGATCTCACTCAATTCGTCAAACGAATCGGTGGGAGCGGGGATCTGATCGATATCATTGAAACCTTGTCCAGTATATCTCTCAGAATTCCACGTTTGTGAACGACCGATGAACACATAGATCTTACTTCGATCTCTAAGTGCTTCCGTAGAAGAATCGGCAAGAGCATTACCAGCAGCATCAAGAGGTTCCTCAAGGGATTCCATGAACTGCTCTGCAGCAAATACTCTAAAATTGTCAGCAACTAATGATGCCATTATACGCCCCGATAACTTGTTGTTTAATGTTATTTATACTGTATCAATTAGCGAAATATACTTTATCATCGGTAGATGCAGTTTGTGCGGTAGTCCCGACAACACCTCTGGTCACACCTTTCAGATCAGTTGTTGTGTGATTTGTGTATTCAATACACTCATTACCGATGAATGCCCTATAGGAATCGTACCCAACACCAGGATTGATAACACTGATACTAGTGATAGTACCAGAACCATCTAATACACCTTCTAATGTTGCGCCTGTTCCACCACCATTATTCACATTCAGAACAAAATCAAGATCATTATATCCAGAACCACCATTCTCAATTACAACCTTAGTAATTTCACCATCAACCACAAATGGTTGCAATACAGCATTAGAACCACTACTAGAGGAAACTGTGACCGTAATATCACTCTCTAATGCCATACCAGTTCCCGCAACACCAATTGTTTCTGCAGTTGTTGTGATATTACCAGTCAATTTACTACCGAATGTAACTTCATTAGAATCTAAGATAGTAGTTCTAACAACAGCTGCTTCATATGTAGGAACAAGAACTAAACCATTTGGCATTGGATTTGTCTCCTCCGCAATATTCCATCCCTCTTGATCCATTGTAGTAGAAGTGATTACATCACCTCTGATTGGATCAATTAGGACATTTGCAGATGCACTAGTTCCAACACCATAGGTTCTAAATTTGGTATTTCTTGGATATCCAAGTCCACCACTAGTGATTGTAAGACCAGTGACAGAACCATCGGTAACATTTGCAGTACCAGCAAATCCAGAAGGACCCCTCAATCCAGCAGGACTCGATACTTCCATAGTAGATGGAGAATGAACCGCTGTAACTTGTCTTGTGGTGGATTCACCAGGAATCTGAATTGTTTCACCAACAGAAACCTGAGAACTATAGGAATCTACATCAACATCAGAATTTGCACCGTAGAAGTCACGAATTCTGAGAACATGACCAGAAGTCAAGACACCTGCAGTGAAATATAGTTTATTGGCAAGAATATAATAATCTGTTCTTGGATCTAAGATAGAACCATTAGATGTGATAAAGAGTTGGTTCTCAAGTTCTCTTGGTCTACCAATCAGAGCATCTGCGTAGTATGCATTAGAAGAAAGAGTCAAGTCATATGTAGTTGCAGAAGTTGTAGTGATACTATCTAAGGTTCTCATCACACCATGAGTGGAAATGAAGATATTATCGTTTGTTGCAGGAGCAGTAGTAAAGTTAATTCTAGACTTAATAGTACCATCTAAAGTGTAATCAACAACAGGAGTCAAAATACTTCCGTTCTTGAAAACAACGATATTTTCTGGATGTGGTAAAGTGCCACCATACTGTTCTGCGGGAACAAAGTTTTCTTCATCCAAGAACATATTAAACTCAGTTCTGGTACTATTGTAAGGAGTGTTGATATAATCAAGAACTGTACCAGATTGAGTCAGAATACCAAATGGTGTACCAGTTGTTGTTGCGGCATCAAATTGGATCTGGGATCCACTGTTAAACGTAAATCCTCTACCAAGAGCAAGTTTGACTTGATTATTCTGTATGAGAATTAGACCTTCCTGTTCTGCAGCAGTCAGAGTTCTATTCAAATTATAAACCTGATTAGAACCGCCATTAGATGTGAGAGTAATCTTCTCATTTTCGTGCATCATGATAGTGAAGATTTCATCATTAGCAACAGGTGCTACAGTAAAGTCAATACATCCCTTTGCACTATCTGGTGCATGTTTTAGTGCATTGTTTGCATTTCCACCAACATCTGTAAGATGGTAATCTACGTCTGGTTCTAGAACAACGTTGTTCTTGGATACAATCAGATCCTCATGACCAGTATAAGTATTGTCCTTAACACCATCTAGTGTGACTCTAAATCTAGTTCTAGAACCATCATAAACTTGGTTGATCTCATTAGTCATATACTGTCTGGTATCACCAGGAGCAAACTGAACGATATCAATTGCAGCAAGATATCCAACACCCATTGGGATGGACATATTGTTGTAAGTGTTACCATTACCGATACCAGAACTTGCAGCAGTTGCAGTTCCAGCATGATCATATGCAACTCCAGGTTCTTGAATCACACCACCAAATGCAACAAAGGTGTTTGCTGGATCGTCATGCATCACACTTGCATTCAGATTGAGAAGCGTAATCAGGTAGAACTGAGATGCGATTGTAATCGTACCAGATCTCTGTGGGACATTAACTACATTAGTACCAGTGATTGTAGTAGAACCAGATCTTTGACCAACAGTAAATGTGTTGTTTACTGTGCTAATCTTAACAGTTGTACCACCTCTTTGTAATACAAGTAACCATGCATTGATAATGTCCCCAAATACATGTTCTGGACGTAGATCACCAGTTTTAGCATGGAATTCTACTTTATCAGTTGCAAGTGTTGGTAGATTTGTACCAGAGAATGTTAGTGTATTTGCAGCACCATCCCAAGTATAGGAATTTTGATCCTGATAAACACCGTCAACATACACAAAAGGAACTTTAGTTGCATGATTGGCAACTGCAGTAGTATATGAAAGAACAGTAGACGAAGTTTGTGTTAACTCATCGGTCCTATCTGCAAAGTGAGTTGCAAAATATTCATGGAAAAGAATGAATACATCTTCTGTAGCCGTAGGTGGTGTTGGAGTTGTAAATACGATTCTGTGAGTAGATGGACCATTATTGATATCATGCGTATCCAATTCAAGAATTAAATCATAGTCAATTGAAGGATACTGATATACACCATTTCTAATTACAACTAAGGATTCTTCGCTTGGTTCCTGACCTCTTAGTTCTTCACACTTTTTACCACCAGCACCAGAATTGGTGTTGTCATGGAGTAGTGTAAACTCTCTTCTGACACCATCGAAGAATTCATTTCTATCATGTACCCAGTTTCTATGATTGTTTGGAACAAGTTGTCTATTGAAAGACAACATGTTAATACTGTCAGCGAGAACTGGAGGAGTTGTAAATGTAATCTTATTGTTGGATACTGTCTGTAGTTGAACGTTAGTTCTAGAATCATCAGCATTCAAATGAATGTCTGGTCTTACAAGAACACCATTCTTGACATGGAACACATCGGTGTTATTTGACGATGTAGAAGGGACACCATCATCGGATGTGTTAAATCTGGTTCTAACACCATTGAATACATTGAACTGGTCAAGTTCAGCACCCTTCTTAGTGCTGTCATTTGCAACATATGCACTCTTGAAATCTCTGATAGACATTTGAGTACCAGAAGCGGGTGCAGTTACAAATGTAATTTGAGTTCCCGAAACACTATATTGACTCTTTGTCATATATGTACCAGAAGTCTCCACTAGGAGAGAGTTTTCACCATCCCATGGAGTGTAGTCATCGTCTTGGTTAATCTTTAGATCGAAGGTTGTGGTAGAACCATCAAACTGAGAACTAATATCATTGATAACCTCTACATGACTGGAAGAGAACTCTGGATTGGAATACTTAAACTTAGTACCGAAACCGTGGGCTGTCGTACCATCGACAAACAAGGTGCCATCAATAGTTTCCTTATCCAGTTCAAAGAATCCATTTGGTTTCTTAACAGTATTAGACTCAATTTTTAATGTTACATTCTTCTCTTGATTACAAACTAAAGTTTTTGCTCTAGCAAGGTGTTGATTGAGACCAGTAATTGTAGGTTTTTCACACTCTACAGTTTCATTAATATACCAACCAAAGATCTCAGACGGATCAACAGAGACAGGGAATGTAATCGTAGAACCACTGACTGTGTAATCAGTTGTCAGATGAGTTTGATTGACACCAACAAAGAAGATCAATAACTGACAATTTGACGTTGGTGTTACACCAATATCAAAGGTTGTACCAGCAGATCCTGTAATTGTAAGTGGTTGTAGTGATGGATGATCAAGAACAAATGTGGTGTCTCCCTGTACAGTTGTATTAGGGAATCTAAGAGTTGTACCACCATTAATCAACTCATAATCAGCATGATTTTGAATAACACCATTCAGTGATACCAAAAGTCTATCTGCATTAGATGCTGTATACTGAATACCACCTTTACTTAGATTGATCTGGTTATTGTTATTGACACCAGAACCTTGCAAGGTTTCAAAATTATTTGTCAGGAAGAGAGATGTTAGTTCATCTCCTGGGAAAATTGGGAATAGTGGCAGAATGTTATCCGCAGAAATCGTATAGGAAACACCAGGAGACTGAATAATACCATTTACAGACAAAATAGTCTTACTAGTAGTAGAAACATAAGAAGTACGAATGTTTCTAATCAAGTTAATTACATATTCATTGATGACAATTTGATCGTCAAATAGAAGTACAACAATATAACCTTCGCCGGCTTCAATAACTCTACCAATGTGTTCAGTCTGAGAACCGAATACTAAATCGTTAATTTGATATGGATTTGGAGATGGTAAATTATCAAACCAAATATATTGTTTATTACACTTTGGAGTTTCTACACTCAAGTCTAACAGACTCTGGATACTGGTTTTGAAAGTAACAGCACTTCTAACCAGATTTTGAGATCTACCAATCAGAGACTTTCTACTATGGATTCTATGTTTACCAAACAGTCTAAAACCTGCTGGGTGAGTATTTTCATTAACCTCAGATCTCCACTCGCTTGTGTTTCTCTCGTTAGTTAAAGAATAAGAGAAATCTTGATAATAGATACTATCTTCTACTTTTTGGAAGTCATCACTAATAAATCCAACGGTCCCAAGGAATGATTCGGGAATATTACCGAAAGAATTTGACTTGGAATATGCACGAGCACTATTAACTTCAACGATAGTTCCATAATCTCTTCCATCAGAAGAAACAATGATATCGTTAACTTCAAACTTACCAGATGTGACTAACAGTTCAATCGTCGAGGATTTTGCATCACAGGATAGAATTTTTGCACCGGCAGACTTATTCTTAAGTGTTACTGTGTCTTGAAGATCTAAGGTTCTTCTACGCATCGTAGGAACGATGACAGCACCACTACCACCATCTTGACTTACTACAGTGATTGTAGGAGCAGTAGCAAAACCACTACCACCATTTACAACTTCCAAATCAACAATTTCACCAGAACTATATCTTGGTTTATATGTTGCAATTGTTTCAGATCCATTTGTTCTAATAACTGGATTTAAATTATATCCTTGTCCACCATCAGTAATTTTAGCTGAAGCAATCTCAAAGTTTGCTTTTACTCTGACTGTAATAGGAAGATTTAGATAATTTCTTACAGTTCTGGATCCATAGAACTGATCACCAAAAGTAATGTATTTAATTCTGTTTAACTTACCAATAGATTTGGAATTTGCAAGTAAAACAGCACCCGTACCAGAATCACTAGTTACACCAGTAATTTCTGGTAGAATTTGATATCCCTCACCACCTCTTACAACATTAACTGTCTTGATTGGTCCAGTAGCACCTCTAGATCTAATAGAGAAATCAATTTGTGGGATATCAACTACAGTTGCTTCTGTTTTAATCTTAAACTGAGTACCCTGAGACTCAAGAACTTCATATCTACCAATAATTTCTGCTTTTTCAACCTTCAATTCATAAATTGAGGTAGGAGTATGAATGTAAATGATACTCGGGATCTTAGAAGGATCAATTTCAACAGAATCATTAGTAACAACCGAATCTCTTTGGAAGAATGGATTGAAGTTTAAAATATCAAATGAAAGATTGAAATCTGTAGCACTAGCAAACTTTAACTTGTAAACCTTATGACTTTCTAAAGTTACTGGGAACACCTGTTTGTTATTAACAACAGTTGGAACTGTTCCAATAGCACTCAGATTAATTTCAGTTGGTACAGTATTTTTTCTATATTCAATTTCAACGATATCGGAGTTAGAAAGAAGATGATTACCAGTAAATGTAAATTCAATTTCTTTCTTTGCAGTATCAACTGTGTAATTTAATACTGGTGGTGTGTCCAGAGAACTTACATATGCAATAGCACCAGAACCAGCGGTATCGTCATTGTTGAATACTAAGCTGTCACCGACTTTATAATCGTCACCTGGCTTTTCGATAATTACTGTTTCGACTTCACCAACAGATGCAGATTCTGTGGTTAGAATGGTTTTATAAACATTCTTAACTTCTTCTGGGTATTGGTCATTATCTGCATCATTAACTCTAGCAAATGCTTCGGGAACTGCATCATTATCTCTATTTGGACAAGTATTATAGACATCTGGATCTGAGAAGTACTTAACACCAATAACATGAGGGAATACATCCACCATGAAATAACAGTAAGCACCATCAGGGAACTCTGGAGTTACACAGAATCTACCATTAAATTCATCAAGAGTACCGAGATCTTTTACATATTCATAGTCTTCAATGAAAGATCCTAATGGATAATCATTAATAGATGGTCCATTAGTACGAGTGCCAGACAATCTCCAAGAAGATGTTTGTTCACTAATACCAGATGTTTTGTCTAATGCTGTTGTGTAACCATACTTACAGTAAATTGGATGTCCGTCATAAGACCAACCAACAACTTTGGAGTGAGTGGAACTAGTAATACCGTAATACGTCTCAAATTTAGACGTATTTGTCATTTGAAGATATTGATACTTAAGTCTAGATTTAGGGAAATTGGAAGGTACAACTTCAGCAACTTTCAATGCACCCCTAACTCTGTCGTCACCTTGTACAAAAGTAACTAAAGCGTTATTCAAAGCATTATTAGCAATTGTAGTCAATCCACCATTAGAAAGAGATACAACTTTAGTTCCAGTGTTAATTCCAGCAACAAAAGTCCCAACAGGGAGTTCTGGGTGGATTGCCTCCATACCAACGACAAGATTAGTAACATCCTCTAGTGTCAACGTGTTACTGGTAAAAGAAGTAACCTTTTTATTATATCCAACTTGTTCGTCAAATACATATCCACCAAATTCATCAATACCAGTGATAAATCTATTAGCAATGTTAAACGTCCACCTGTTGATAGTGGACTCAACTAATGCGTTGGAATCACCGACAGTAACCTGGACCATGGGAGGAATCACATAACCAGAACCAGCATTAACGATAGTCACACTAGTAACTTTACCACCAGAAACAACCGCTCTTAGTACGGCATCCTTACCCATACCACTTATGGTAATATTTGGTTCATTGAAATAATTCTGACCGCCATTCAAAATTTGAACTGCTACAATACTACCGTTTGCAACTACAGCTTGCAATTCAGCACCAGATCCAGAATTAATTTCTACAGTAGGATCATAAGCAAAACTAGTACCTAGTTGAGATGTGAGAGTAATCGCAGAAGATGCACTCTTAGAAGAAATCAGAGGACCAGACATTGTAACAATGATATCACCATTGTCTGTATTGACAAATGGAACATCATATGAAGTCAGTTTGCCACCACCAATAACTCTAATGGTTGGTGCTTCAGTGTATCCATAACCTTTCTCTACAACAACAAAACTGGTAATATTACCATCTTTGAATTCTACATCAATTACAGCTTCCTTAAATCCATCGGGATTTTTTTGAACATTATTTACGACTGGATTATTATTGATAATCTGAATTTTTGGTTTTGTCGAAAAACCTTGAAGATTTGTTAGATTTGTAGTTACAAAATTATTAATATCTACCTTCTCGATACCACCTGCAATTTCAAATACAGTCTCAGTTACAGTAATATCAGCAGTTTCAGAACCATTCTTTTTCAGAATGGCCTTTGGATATCCAGTCTTATCAAAAGCATATGTGGATGTATATGGAATTTGATATACACCACCATTAGAAATAGTTAGGGTATTTACGGCACCATAAGGTACAGTGTTACCACTAACAGTTTGATATTGAATACCATCTACAGTGATACCAATTGCTTTATCCGTTTTTACAGGAGAAAGAGACTTAGAAGTTCTAAGAATATTCTTATTCAGAATACTTGCAGGATAAGGAATCCTCTTCAATAGTTTTTGAAGTTTATAATTATTTCGATCTTGGTTGATGCCAGCAAGAGTAGAAATAGTACCAGAAACTAATGCATTACCACAATCAATAACTGTGATAGTTTTTCCAGCATTTACTTCACTAAATGTTAAAGTAGAACCAGAAATGGTGTAAGATACCGTTGGTTGTTGAACAACACCATTAATTGCTACAAACACACTCTCAGTGGTTGCAGAACTATAATTACTACCACCATCTTGCAAAGTATAGGTTAGAGAGGACGTGGATGTAATAGCATCAAGTTGCTGTGCTTGTTGCACCCAGAAGACCATGATGTCATCTGCGGCAGTAATAGTCTGTCCTGTGAAAGTAAATCTTTTTGAATTATCGTTATAAGTATATCCATCAATCTGTAAGACACCATTCAAAAACACAAACAAATGATCCGTGGTAAGATCAATTGTAGATGATGTAGTTAATTCAATTGTGTCTGTAGATGCTGCAGCAAGAGTAAACTGAAGTTTTGTAGCCTGACTTGCAGTACTAAAATACCTCAGATAGATAGTCTCTTGAGTTAGAGGTACATTAGTAAAACTGATGACATTATTGACAATATCATAGTCAGTAGCAGAATCTTGAAGAACTGCATTCCTGAACACATAAAGGTCATCTTCATTTAATGAAGAACCAAGACCATTGAGAGTAAACGCATTTGTATATCCATCAAAAGTATTTGATAGAACTCTATTTTTAGCATTTGTACTTCCATCAAACTGATATCCTGGAATACCAGAAGATGCTGCATAAACATGATTCAGTACATTATTTCTGAATGCATATCTACCAGCAACACCAACATAATCTTTATCGGCATCTAAAGTATGATCGCTATTTACATTCCAAGAAGAATACTCAATTCCTTCGTAATCATTGTAAGTCTTATCATCGAGTTCGTACTTCTGTTTACTAAACAAAGCACCCGCAGATTCAATTTCTACTTCATCAACTAAACCTACAATTCTACCTCTTGCTCTAGAAAAATTGACTGCACCATCAACCAAAGATGTATTTGGAAGAGAAAGAGTAACAGTTTTACCTACAATAGTTCTGATTTTTGCACCATCAGCAATACCAGTTCCAACTGCAAGTTGACCAACACTCAACTTTTTGGCACTGTCAACAACAATTTCCAGTTCACCCTGTTCACCAGTTGCAGTGATTTCTGGATTACCAACAATACAATCAACAAAATAATCTACTTTACTAGTACCAATATATTCCCATCTAATTTTACCAATTTTTTGGACACCAAATGTATGTGTCGGGAAACCAGTAGCTGCAGTTTCACCTTCTGTATTACATCTATAAAGGTTATCGCCGTAATATCTTTCTTGGCCAATCTCCACATATTCACTCTGTTCATATTCTCTTCTAGTTCTATACCTACCATATGAAATAACTTCAGTATTTACAATCTTGCTACCAGATGATAATGGGGTACAACCAAGAAACTGGTTAACCGTTCTTTCTTTATATTCAATTACAAGTCCATCAATATAAATTTGACCATTAGTTACTGGGAATCCAGTAGCATCGTCAACGGTAACTACAGTATCAGTATTAGTGTATGGATGAGTTAATTGTGTAGATGCTGGTAAGTAAATTCTATTGTAGTCTTCATTGATCTCAATATCAACTTCATACGTTGGTAATCCAATATTATCTACCTTTAAAATTTCACCAGATTCAATCTGTACGGATTTGACGCCAAAAACAGTGTCATCGTCCTGAACAAAAGTTAAAAGCTTTGGTGGATTGATTACACCATTAACATCTTCTTCTAGAGATCCTTCTGTAATCTCTAATCGTGCTAATTTCTTACCTCTGAAATTAGATTCAGATGGTCTGAAGAGATAATCTTTAGGAAATTCAATTTCAGGATCCTGGGGAATAATCTCAAAAGATTTGATAGATCCATTTGCTTTTTCACCTGACTGAGATGTCAGTTCTTCGTTGTTAGTAAAAAATCCGATTGTATTAATCAGAGTTAGTTCACCAGTATTAAAATCCCAACTTTCAACAACCCCACTTCCATTGGTGGAAGTTACTATTTCTTCTTCGCCGTAATCTCTTTCTCTAATTACACCTCTAATTGGTCCAACATAATTGGAACCAGCATCAGTAATAGTAATACCAGTATAAGCAGGGTCAATCGTCGATCCGAGTGGAATACCACCACTCGCATTAATAGAGGTTACGTCAACAACAGCAGTTTTATTAGCAATCTGCCGACCCTGACCACTACCAAAAATTTCAATAATTGGTGGATGTTCTAGATTACCATTTCCATCTAATCTATTATCATAACCAGATCCAGTCGCAGTAATTTGAGCATTACCAATAGAACCATCAAAGTTGATGATCTTAATAGTTGCACCAGTTCCTCTATCTGCTAATTTGAATCTAAATTTCTTATCATTAAACAGAATTCTAAAAAGAATTTTGTTAGAATTTAAACTACCCTTAGACCCATAAAAAGACTTGACTCTAGATAAGAAGCTAGAAATATCTAGTTCATCTACAAGATTTTCAGGAATACCAATAGCAATTTCAGATTTAATTCTACGCAGAAATTCATTGGTATAACCAAAAGCAATATTTTCTACATCATCGCCATCAAAGTGAGTATCTGCAATGCTATTTTCAAGTAAAATCTCGGATAAAGGAATGCTAGTTAAAACAAGTGCAGAGGTTCCCCTAACACAATTATCAAATGTGTTCTGAGTTTTAGATCCATAGTAAATGATTTCATCATTAATCTTCAGATATCCCTTTTCTGGGAAACCTGTGGTGTCAGTTACAACCACAGTTGTATCTGTAAGATTTAAATCACCATTTTTCTTTGTTTTCTCTACCAGTTCATGTTTCCTGAAATGAGAAACATTATAATAATCAATTAGATTCTTGGCGATGTCAAGAGGCTGGTTTTTTAACTCCAGAGACTGATAATAAGACTTAATAAATTCTATGAACGTTGAAGCATCTTCCCTCACAAATTGAGGGAATTGATTCTCGATTAAAACCGATAGATCTACAGTTTTATCCCTTAGATTTTTCATGAGCACTTATTAGGATCAGATTCTGGCGTAAAGTCGTTAATTGTAATGATATTATTAGGATCATCAGTGACTGGATCTGTTGTATCACCATCACCATCACCTGCATCAGGATCTCCTGCTGTATCGCCAGGGGTAGGTACTGGCAATTCATCTTCTGGTGATAGATCTGGATCACCACCATCATCAGGATCAATAACTATAACATCATTGATTTCGATGGTGGGATATGTTTGATCATCCAGATCAATATTAGGATCATCAGGTATCGCACAAATATTTATTGGTTCATCGGAACAAGATGCCACAGAAAAACTAAATTCTCCAGTTTCATAATCAATTGTACCAACTACTCCCAAAAGGTTTCCGTTAATATCAATTAGATATAAATTACCATCAACTTGACAATTATTTTCACCAAATGAAGGCGTGCCAATAAAAACTGGATCTTTCTGTCCTGGATAACAGAAAAAATCACTCACAACAGCATATTTACTTTCTAACTTAGACCTAATTGAAGTAAAGAATGAACCATCGTATTTTGTTTCAATTCTATTGTTAATTTCTAAGTCAACTTCAACACAGGCTCTTACCTTAACATTAGAAGAAATAATTGAGTTATCGATATTTTGAATATCAGCAACAATCGAAGAATTAGAGAATTTACCACCAAAATTCTTAAACAAATCGGTGGTTTCATATTTTACAACAATATCTCTAACCAGTTTCTTGAGTGTAGCTTGACTCTTCCTGGTTTTATTTTTATTATATGTAAGTTGTGGAATAACTCTAATGGTGTATTTTTTAGGATCTCTGATAACTGGTGTTACAGATCCAACAATAAAACTTCTGAGATCTCTTACAATTCTATCCTTTTCTGTGTCACTAACTACACTACCAACTTTTGGTTTAATTGTAATAAAAACCTTTCCATATTCTGGCGGATTTAACAGTTCACCACCAACAACTTTAACCAGATCAGCATTTCCATAAATTTGCATAATTAGTGACTCATAGTCACTAATTGTCACTGCTCTTTCTTGAGCTGCAAAATATCTGGGTGCTCTAAATTTAATAGATGCAATATCTTCAAAGTTAGAACCACCAAAAGAAGATTCAGTATTAAGACTGAAATTAATATTACTTAAAGCTACTTTTCCAGTAACATTATTCGAGTCAACATATTCAACTGTACCAACAAATTTAAGAGAACCCTCTTTTACATTATTAAGTTCACCGCCAGCTGTAATGATATATTGAATAGTGACAATTTCACCATTCTGTAGTTTTCTACCAATTACATCATCACCAAATACAATCTCATATTGTTGATCTTGAATTTCTTCTACGAAGAAAACAGTATCAGATGGACTAACACCAACAATGGTATTTTTTCTAGTATAGTTGGTGGAAGTTGTAGATGTAGAATCTGCTTTAACCGATACCTTTACACTATCAGAATCAATGTAGGTATTTGGGATAATAAATCTTTGATTTTCATTTGAAGTATCTACTGTATATCTAATACTAAAAGTAGTACCTTCATATAGTTCCACATCTCTGAAAACTGCAGTATCACCACTAACAGTAAGATTAAGAGGATCTCTTGCTACAAAAGTATAATTTTTACCCTGGAATGTTGTAGATAAAATTGGACCTGACTTAAGACCAATTCTATTGACTTGTAGTGCAAGTAATCCAGATACAGTAATATCAGTCTGTACCTTAGATGAAGTATAAGAATTTGGATTATATCCTAGTCTTTTGGCGTGCGATACAATATTATCACGAAGTACCGCCGTATCGAGATTCAACTCGTTAGACGCCATGTTAAGGTTGTACGTCGTGTACAAAGTATTGTACGCGAGAATATCAACCAACATCGAAAGGTTGGAACCTTCAAAATCGTAGTCTGTGAAGGTAGACTTTGTTTTGATATAGTTTTTAATCGACGCTCTTAATTGTTCAAATTCTAAAGCGGCAACTGTTGGTAATTCCATTTAACTTTCTCTTACGAGGATAAAATCTACGGTTTGCAGTGCTTCGGGAATTCCAACAATAAAATATTCAATAAAGCATTCAAAAGAATTCATATCTTCATCCGCATCTACTGAGATGTTGGATAGATTGATTCTAGGTTCATTTGTTTGCAGAACGCTCTCAATTTCCTGAATTAGAGCATTTTCAGCAAAACTAGTAGATAATTCAAATAAGTATGATGTAGTATTGGTTCCCAAATAAGGATTAAAGAATCTTTCGCCAACTTGCGTAAGAACTAGGTTCTTTACTGCTTGTTTGATTGCTTCTTCATTTTTAAGTACAACAAGGTCCTTAGTGACAGGGTTTTTAGAGAACGTCAAACTGATGTCCTTAAAAGCTCTGGATGTTTTACCCAGAGCACTGTCAACTATTTGTGTTGGAGCTGTTGATCGTGAAACGCTGAAAGACAAGGCTTTAATCAGTATCTATCATACTATATATGCTAGCTTTTAGGTTCTTTCTTTTCCTTGATCTTTTTTTCCACCTTCTTCATGTATTTGTCGGAGTCTACTTGAGTTATGAGTGTCATACCAGACTTTACAAATTCTTCACTTTTGTCTGTAGGTGAAAGTCCCATTAGCAATCTCCATTTTAGTTATTTATTTTCAAAAATAGTGATATTACCGACATCTTCATCTAGATCTTTGATTTCATACATGTAATGATCTGATGTTTCAATCTTTCTTTTATTCTCTACGCTATAAACAGTAGTATCAATCTCAAATCCAGGATTTTTTTCAATACGATTGAATGTCCAAGCATTATCATACCAGATAATCCTATTATTAGGATAAGCATAATAATTACCAGTCTCTACCTTAAATAGATGAGCACACTTGTGTTCAGGAGTTTCTGAATAGTTCAAGTCAGGAACACCTTTGTTTTCCCAAGACCAATCTAGAGTGAACATATAGTCACCCAGTACCTTTTTACCGTCAGGTCGAATTAATTGTGCTTGTAGACCAGCGAGTCTGTGTCGTCTCTGTACATCAATATAAGGACTAAAACAATCCCAGTACATAATGTCCTCCAATGGTTCTATCTCTGCTTCTGGGTCCCAGCAGAACGCATGTAGAGGTCTTCTTGTCCAGTTAACACCATTTTCAAGAAATGCTTCAAATAGTGGGACACGTTTCTCTATACTAGCAACACTGTGAACGTCAGCCTTGGTGACTTCACCATGTCCTTTTTTGTGGTTGTACAAGAATTCATTACGAATGTAACAAGACCAATCAGGTAAGCTGTGATTTAAGTAAGCCAATCTCTTTCTCCTGGAAAATAGTAATCAGTAAGTTCTACGCCAGCTGGAATGTCGTTAATAGCATAAAGTTTACCAGTGTCTTTATTATATGCAACATTTGGTTTATGTGAGTGGTTAATATAGTACTGAGGACCTAATTTGTCCAAATCACTATCAATCCAAAACCCATCTTCGTCGCAATAAGTTAGTTTTTCTATTTGAGATTTTAAACGAGGGTCAACATCAGTCCATAAAACATATTCTTGCTTTGATGGAGTGAATATGCATGTATCTTTCGGAATATTCACTAGAGAAAAAACACCTATCCCCTCACAGACTTTACTAGGAGCAAGATAAGTGTATAAAATTGTAGAATATAATTTATGGACTGGGTAGTTCATAATCTGGTTCATTATATTTCAAAAATTCCCAAAAAGTAAGTTTCATCTCTTTTTGGGTCATGCCACAGTGTGCTGCAGCTTTTGGGAGGTTCATTGTAGCACGAAAAAGTGCTTCATTTGATTCTTGGACATTTTGTGGTGTTGTCTTCACTTTTTTTAAATTCATTTAACGACGTAATGCTCTTGAAAGACCGTATGTAAGGGTATTTACACTCTCGGCCATGTAACGATACCCAGCACCAACATAAATCTGTCCTAGGACCACAGAGAGGGTAGCTAGACCCCAAAAATAGTAATAGAATCGGGACTTAACTTGTGCTCTGAGTTTTTCCTTTTTCATCACAATAATTCGTGTCTAGTATATATTCAACTGTGGTAGCGATATCGTTCATCGCATCTCTGAGATCAGGTCTTTGTCCTGATTCCTGGATAGTCTGGTTTTTATCGTCAGTAAGAGACCATCTCCACTGACTCATTCCCTGAGAGTACCACAGTTGTATTTTCATTATTTACCTTGACCTCGATAACGTTTTTTAGCATTATTTCGAGAGGTAGATGCATACTTGGTATGCTGACCACTGCCCTGCCGGGTTTTCTTAGGTTTCGATTCTACAAAAGAACCACCACTAAGGTTTTTGGATCGTGCCATAATAATCAGTCAACTACCTCTTAATTATACCACAGGCTTGACAGAGTGTCAAAAAGTCTCTATAATAACTCTGCCAAGGTTCAAAAGATTAAGCATATAGAACTTTAGGTGTAGGAGTTGCTACATTAAGTCTTGGAACTGATGGTGGGTTTGGATCTCCAATGTGTGATGACATACGACCACAAATAAACACCTTACTGACCCCTAGAGCGACTCTAGGACACACACAAGGACTACAACCCTTACCACAACAGTTAATACCAGGAGCGGGTACTAGAACCTGTCCTGTGGTGTTTTCAGGAAGTCCACAGAGAAGTTCTTTTTGGACAACTGGAGTAACTACAAAAGGAAAACACTTACAACACCCAAGAACTGATGGTCCGTCCGCACCACCGATAGCTTGTACTGGTCTTACCATATTATTCCTCCTTCGGTTGATAAGGCCAGTACTGTTGAACAGAATAACCCTTTTGATAACTATTTACCACTCCACCGTTTTTGGCGAAAGGTTCTGGTGATGTTTCAAACAAATAACTGGTATTAAACTGCGATCTTTCAATACCTTCAAAAGATGTTGCTGTCTTTGAAGAATAATAGATAATCTCTTCACCATCATAGTAATAGTGATTTCTATCATTAACAATTTTATTCACGCCCTCTACACCAAGTTCAAGATAATTTTCAGTTTTACGAATCCACTTAGGAATCAATAGGTAACCAGATGATAAGAACAGTGATGTATCATCAACTTCAATCTTATCTGCTTTTGGTTTTAACTTCTTAGTTAGTTTTGCGGTTGTTGGTTTAGACTGAATTGGATTTCCTTCATTGAAAGAAGATTTAGCAATATTTTCAGATGTGGTAATCAAATTAAACTCATATTCCTTAATCCATTCACCTTGATATTCATAACCAAGACCTTTCCACACTCTACTAGGGTAAACTTCACCAGTTGCCGAAACATCAATGGTATCAACATACTGAGTTCCACCATCAGTCAAGTAGTTTACTGTTTGTGCAACACCAAACGTGCCAAATGCAACACCACTAATACCTGTAAGTGATTCAGACAATCTAATCCTTGTAATAAGGGGAGGAATTCTTGTACCAGCTTTATTTGTAGTACCAAAGTTCTGTTCTGTATATACAAAGAACTTAGTATCGGATATCTTAGATGCTTTGTAACTAGTACCAACTACTAACGGCGAAGGTGCGGAAACACCAAAAGTTACTGTAAAGTTTGACGGATATGCGTTAAGATCTCCATTATTGATCTGCAAAATACCTTCTTTTCTATCAACAACATCAACTGTTATTCCAGTAGGAACTACAATTTTGTTATAATTAGTTCCTGCATTGTTTAGAGAAACAAAATATGTCGGTGATCCAGTAGCATTTTCACCTTTAAGTACATTAAACGTTGCACCAGTGCCAACTGAACTACCAGTGTTGGTTGCATAGCTTGCGGAGATGTTAGCATATAAAGTTTGTGGTCTTTCCGCAGTTGATGTGGTATAATCAATCAAACCACCCTCAGGATCGACTTCAGTTACGGTGATAAGACAATCATTATTTGTACCACCACCTAAATTCGCACCAGGAATAGAAATTGTGTCATTTACGCGATAACCAGAACCAGCATTGTCATCATTAATGACTGGAACGTAAATATCATCAGTAGTTGCATCTGTATTACTCCATTCAACGTTAACGTCAAATGATGCTTCTTCAATTACATGACTTCTATTGTTAAAAGTAGCACTACCAGTTGATGTACCTGTTACACTGAACTGATTAATCTCCCCACCACCTGTTAGACTCGTAATTTGTATAATACAGTCATTAGTATTATTGGAACCACCTAACACACTACCTTTGATGATAATAATATCATTTACGGAATAACCAGTCGTATTTGTATTGATTGTCGCAGTATAATTACCACTTGCGGAAGTAATATTGAAAGATGCTCTTGTTCCAACCGCAGTAGAAGTACCAGATTGATTGGTATACTTCATTTTCGGTACAGAACCACCATAAGTTTCAAAAGTTTGGATTGCACCAGAGTTATTTACGTCTCTGACCAACAAATAAAGGTCATTTGCGGGTGAAGCACCACCCAAAGCCGTACCAGAGATCTTCAACTCCGCTTCATCGGAGATTTCATCACCAATTGTAGGTGTTCCGAGTAACCAACGCGGAATAACATCAAAAGTAATCGTGGTTCGGAGTGAACTTTTACCATAATCGAGGTAAGATTCGTCATCATTGAGTGAAAGATCCTCAACAATGAACTGAATGCGGTCTTGAGTCGCGGGAAGGTCGCGATATGCGTTTTTTACGAGGTTAAAATCGGATTCATTCTCCCCATCTACGGTATCGATGCTCTGTGGAACATCAGCTGGGAGTAAAACACCCAAATCATCGGGAATTTCACCAATTTTGTTGAGAATATCGTTGATTAACTTGTTAGATGCGGTATCTTGAGACACAGATCTATCGGCATCCCCAAATTTCTTCTTAAATTTCTTCTCCGACTTAGCAACTTTGTCTTCTGCCTTGTTGATTTTCCTTAAATTGCTACTAAGATTGTCTAAAACACCCTGATCTACGGTAGGATCGGGATTTTGTTCCTTGAAAATCTTCTCAATCTCCTCTACCATGTCATCAACATCACTAGTTGACGAAATTTCATCAATTTTGTCCTCAATTGCTTGTAAAATTACGGAATTATTCGATGAAGTGAGTTGAATGTTGTTATTTTGATTGCCAGTACCACTAGGAATATTGACTTGAGGATTCAAAAATGGGTCGCAGTTAGTATCAACTACAGGATTTTCAATACCAACATCTCTAAATTCTTCTAAAGTACCCAAACCAGGGAAGTTAACAGACAATTCCTTAACTTCTTGTGGAATCAGATCAGTTTGTTTCTTGAAAATAGGTGTATACAGTACGTCTTTTCTCTTACTAATGAAAATACCGACCGCAGCTGCACGGTCAATAATCCCATAACCTGCTTTTACTCTAATTTCTGCACCACTTATAGACCCAGTATAGGTTGCTTCTTTGGTAAAAGGTCCTGATGCTGCAGTTACAGTAGGTGCAGTACCAGTAACTTTAAAATGAATTGTTACTTTATCCTTACCACCATTAAATTTTGTCTGAAATGCAGTACCAACTTTAGGTAAAGTACCAGTAAATGACTCAATATACCATCTTGAATCCCACTCACCACCATCATTGACGGGTTCTGCCTTGATAACAAGGGATCCACCATCAAAATCTACAGTTTTTGACTTAGTACTACCATTTTTGAAGATAGCATTACCACCTTCATTGAAAATTTTATCATTTGTCCATGAACCACTAGATGTTGTAGTAGTTGCAAAGTCCATATAATGAATACCTGGACCTTCAACTTTGAATGAAAGGTTCTTAACACCTGCAGTAGTGCTAGATCCTAACTTCGCCCAACAATAATTTGTATCTGGAATTTGATTCTGTGATGCATCCTGAACTAAAATAGTTCTGATCTTATTACGATTGGTACGATCAAGACCATCAATATCTCCACTAAAATTTAATTTAACAGTTTTTTCACTAGTATTAATAGATTTAATCGTAGTGCCTGCAGGAATTTTGGTATTACCATATCCAGTAACATTATCACCAACTTGAATACCTTTGATATTATTCAGTTTGAGTTTATTATCACCTAATACACGGTGAACAATCTTACGATCTGCCTTCGTATCTGCAAAGTTAACCACGTCGGTCACTGTATGACCGTTAACAACGTCTCCAACCTGCAATACAGTTCGAGTGTCACTTGTATAGGTAAAGATGATTGCAACGTCATCTGTACCCACTAGCTGGATGAATGAAGCATCATCTCCACTTGGTAACCCACTTAGATTAGTAGATACCTTACCAAGTGTAAAATTATTGATAACTTTAACCTTACGAACACATCCACCTTCTTGTGCTGCAAGAGACTCTGGTGTTGCTACTGTTCTATTTGTAGTTGGTCTACCAGTCGTTGTTTCTTCATAAACTGGTTCGTACTTAACTAAAACTTCCCTAGTTGATGTATGTGCAATAGGAAATTCCCATAAGTGTTGGAAATATCCTTCATCACTACCAGCATCAGTTCTACAATAATTCTCGAAAATCGGTTGCCCAGTATCTACATTGTACTGTTGATACCTAGGATCATTACTATTATCCCACTTCTCCCTTAATGTACCATTCGTTAATGTAGGAACATGCTCATTGTATACAGTATCAACATACTCATACTCCTCCTCACTATATCGTGTTGAATACCCACCAGTCCTGCTATTTGGTACTGAACTTGCACATGAAAATTCAACAGTCTTCTTCACTTCCTGAAAAGACGGTTGACATGTTAACCCTGAATTTGGACTTGTCATACTATCTGAAAAACGCTACGGTGCCCAACACCTAAGAAATACTGAGAAATTTTTTTAGTGGACTGAGAAATTACCCTCAGTCTTCTCCTACCTTATGTAGGCGAAGGCCTGGAAGTCCATTATAATCGTGATACTCCCATTCCAGTACATCGCCCTCCCTCCAGTCGAGTTCCTCAAGAATCGCTTCTGGAATTGTGACCATGTACTCTTCGTCTACTTCATCAAAAAGTACTTCGGTGGATGTTTCAAAATTTGACATGTATACATTGTTGCTTTCTCTTATATATGTCTCGGAATATCTCGGAGGGGGCCTCGGGGGTTTTTTATGGCGAAAAATTTTTTGATTCTCGGAATATCTCTCTCGCGAATTGGGTACGTTATAGATTAGGGTAGTTAGAGGTTTTTGTACGGGGTACGGGGGTAACGGGGCGCCCCCCGAAGGGAACTGGCCCCTGGCCCCTCCCGTTAGTACCTCTCTGGCAACTCCCCGAAGAGCACGTCGGCGAT